TATAAGTAGCTAACCAATCATCTGGTACGTTTAAGTATTTGTTACCTAAACTAATAGTACCTGTATCGTTTCTTCTAAGGTCAGGTAAATTAACAGAGTTAAATATTCTGTTTTCAGCTTGAGTTATAAATGTATTTACATCAACTGTTGGGTATGAGTTTTCAGTATACGATTCTATTTGAGTCACTAATTCTGCGTAAGTCATTGCTTATCCTTATACTAGTGGACCGCGAGCTTTAGTACCTTTAGTAGCTATACCATTACCACGAGTTACTACACCGGTTGTCTTAACATTTTTCTCTGGATAACCAGCAAAATTAGGTACAGGTACATCTTGAGGTTGTGCATAACCGTCTACCATTTTAGGCTTTCTTGTTTGATTTTCTTTCATTTCTTTCTCCTAAGTTATTGTTACTGTAAAAGTTCCTACTACTCCTGGGCTTACTAAAGTATTAGAGGTTAATTCGTTAGCTGGAGGTCTAGCTCCACCCACAGGGTCCCATCCCCATTGTATATCTCTTGACCCTGTTATGTTGTTATTATTAAAACTTTGGTCAGGTCTTGGATTCCTTACAGCTTGCGGGTCACTTACAGGATACATTCCTTGTAAGTTCTGTGGCTGGTCAGGGTTCCAACATTCTGTACATGCTAGTATATTCGTTTGTGTTGTTCTTACAAATAAACTTTTTAAAGTCTTTAGCTTAAACTGAAACCCACAGACATCACAGTCTGCAATAGCGTTCTTATTAGTTGTAAACTTATTGCTCATTATTTACTTCTTTGTTTGGCTCTAGTTTTACCTCGAAGGGCAATACCATCCATTCTACACTTTTTCATTTTTTTAACCTTACCACCATCTTTATAACCTTTAACTTTACCACCTTTTTTCATAAAGCCCATATCATTACGAACATCTTGAGGTAGTTTTGTAACGCCTTTATTAGGTGCAGCTTTTAATAATCCACCTGATGCTTTCTTTACTTTTTCCTTTGGTGGTGCACTATATGTTGGGTTTTTATTTTTTGGTTTATCTAACTTTTTTTGTTTTTCAGCCTGTGTTAACGGTCTTACTTTATAAGTTACGTTTCCTTCTTTATCCCTTGTTGGTATATAATAATCTTCTTCTAATTTTTTTTCGTCTGCCATTACTATCTCCTATACGTACGAACTTCTTGGTGAAATTACTAAGGTTGCTTTTTCTCTATCTTCTGTAGAAGCGAGTAACCACTGCTCTTCATATTCTGCTTTTAAAAATTGTACTCTATCCATTGCTTCTGGTATCTTTATGGACAAGTAATAAGCAAGTCCTGCAACTAAGCAAGGTAAAAATCTAAATGGTATGTGTTGTGTATTTACACCGGTACCTGCGTCGTCTAATCTTTTTAAGAACCAATAGACAAAAGTATAACTGGCATCATTAGGTATAGGCCACATAGTCACTGTTGGGATTTCTGCTTGTCTATCAAGATAAATTTGTATCGGTCTGCCCGTGTCGTTCTTACTTGGGATAGATGCATAAGTAGGATTTGACACCCTAGTAATAGCTATGTCAGACTGAGTCGTTCCCGTCCCAGTTCTTATGACTTGACTCATGAGGTCGATGGTAGTCGCGGGCAAATTGTAAGTGGCTGTTCCTGCGACCAACGGTATAGTTCCTGTCTCTACAGTCCATAAGTTGATTCCTCGGTTAGCCCATTCAATAGTTAGTAAGTTTAAGCTACGAGTAGCTGTTCTTAAATCATATCCTGTTCTTAACTCTGCTCCGCATCTTTCAAATGCTTCTTCAACAAGCAAGTTTAAATCTAAATTAAATGCATGTGTATTAGTTGTAGCCATTACGCTTTTTTCCTTGTTGTCCTTTTACGCCTAAGTGACGCTACTCTACGTGGTTTACCCGCTGGTTGCCCAAGTCTTTTCTTTTGGGCTATTCTAGATTTCTTTTGTGCCGCTGTCATTTCTCCAGATGTTTTAGGAGTTTTAGCAGACACTCGTTTACTAGGTCTACAATATGGTGTACTTCTACCATCTCCTTTTTTTCTACCACAGGCTTTACCTGTTTTTACATCTTTCCAATCTTCTTTAAACCAACGTTTTAAAGCGGCTCCTTTAGCTGTCTTTCGGACTGCCATTATTTACCTTTCTTTTTTCTACACTTAGCAATAGCACCAGAAGCGTAAGCACTAGGAAAGACTTTATAACTAGCCTTTACTTTTTTATAACATGCATCTTTTACGCTTCCGCCTTTTTTCATTTTTTTTGGGTTTATTATTCCCATTCCACGAGAAGCTCTCATTAAACTATACGACCTTTAGTACGACCTCTTTGAGCAATACCATCGGCACGTTTAGATGCTTTACCTTGAGCTGATTTACGGTTACCTGAGTAAGCTTTTTTACCTGCAGCTTTCTTAGCGCCTTTAGACTCATTTCTACGAGATGCCATAGATTGTTTTTTCTTACCCTTTCTAGCACCTAGTGAATCATCAAGTCTAGCATTGTAACCTTGCTTTTTAACTTTACCACCTTTTTTCATCATAGCACGACCAGCTGCATCATCCATTTTAGCTTTAGACATACCTTTGTCATCTTTAGCTAATGCACGACCCATTTTATCAGACATTCCACCAGCTTTATAGCCTTTGACTTTACCGCCCATAGCCATTTTTTTAACTTTCCCGCCTTTGTTCATGCCTAGTTCGCCTCTAATACGACTTTTTTCAGCACTAAGATTACGACGACCAGATGCAGTATCAGCACGTTCAGCATCAACGCGACCTAACTCTTCTGTTCTATTCATGCGAGATGTATTACCACCAGCTTTCATTTTTTTAACTTTACCACCTTTATTCATACCACCCATAGCAGCTCGTTTTTGTTGTGCAGCCATTGCCATTTGCATCTTAGGGTCCATTGCTACAGAGCCGTCTCGGTCATTCATAGCTCTACCGCCCATATTCATTTTCTTCGTTTTCATGCCTTTCTCCTTAGTAAATTCTTGTCCTACTGATTGATTAACACCTACTTTATTAGCAAACTTTGGGTTGTTAGCCACTGCCTGCATAAACTTTTCTTGCTTCTTACTTGTTGCGGGCATCGTTAATTGCCTTTTTGTGTTTCTTTGCTTTTCTATTTGCTACTACTTTTTGAATAGTTTTAGTTTCATATATTCTAATACCTGTCCAAAGAATAGTAAAGAGTGCAGCTAAGTGAGGGAGCCATGATAATAAAGTTCCTACCGCTGTAAATATAGACGCGAAGTCTAATAAGTGTTTCGTCGAATCATCCATGTTTAACATTTCCATCGTTTACGTGCTTGTCTAAGTCTAGAATTAGGGTCTTTAGCTGCTTTAGGAAACTTCTTAGCTTGTCCAGCACTTCTAGCACAAAATGACTTACGTCGCTTTGCATCTTTTGAACCAGCTTTAACTTTCCCTGTTACTGCAGTTTTAAGTTTACTTCCTGGATTAGCTTTACGATAAGCTTTAACACCTTTCGTTGTCATCCCAGCTCCTGTCTTAGTCTTTCTAAAGTTACCTGACTTTACAGAAGTTTTAATTCCCATTCCTCGTTTTTTTGCAACTGCCATTATACGCAATCTCCAAGTGCCTCAAACCAACGCCTAAGTTCTTCTAGGCGCTCCTGTTGTTCAGTTGGTTTGGGTTCTTCATCCATTTATTATCCACAGAATAGAGTGTAATCTGTTATTGCAGTATCAACTACGACAGCAAAGTCGGTTGGTTGTTGACCTGTAAGAATACCTTGTCCTGGTAAGGATAGGAATTGAGTTAAAGTAGCTCCTGCTGGTGTAGTTATGTCTAACACATTGACTGCTATTCCAGGAGTAACTGTAGACGGAGTTCCAGGAGTAGAAGTCCAAGTGTGACGGTCTATTTTTAAACTTCCCGCTCCTGCACCACCTACTATATAAAAACCTTTTACTCTACATCGAGGTAAAGCTAAACTTCCTGTTGTACCTACGGTTAGAGTTCCTGCTGCCGCACCACTAATTACAATACTGTCTATTCTTGAGTAGTAATATACTGAATTAACAGCGCCGGCGTTTCCACCGGTAACTACTTCAGGATAATTAACAGTACTAGGACTGTGACCATCAAGGGCTCCTACAACGGACCCATTAATAGTAAATGTAATACCTCTATCGTCACCTGCAGAAGTAAACACGAGTCTATATCCTGCGCCATCTTTGGCAAGTACAGGTGGTGAACCTGGTACAACCGTATTTGCTTTTAATACTAAAGCTCTAGGAAATGCTCCTCCTGTTACAGTGGTAGCAGCTCTTAAGAACGTAGCGGAAGTAGATGGGTTAATCGACCAAATATCTGTCTGTTCCATATCTATCTCCTAATTAAGCTAGACGTGTATATCTATATCCTGTAGCACTACCAGGTGTTATACCATCGCCGCCGGTGAATATTAAGCTACATTTAGCTATGTCTTGTGCTGCAGTAATAGTAAGTAATCCAAATGTGGCACCTACAGCTGCACCTAGACCAGAAACTGCTCCGCCTGCACCTAGAGTAAGTGTTACAGTATTAGCTCCGGCTGTGTTATCTACTATAAAAATAAATTCTTGTCCTGCAACTGCGTTTACTGCTGGAACTAATCCTTGAACTGTACCTGCTGTAGCTGCTGCTGGTAAAGTAATTGCAACGGCTGCGGCAGAAGTTGAAGTAATTTTTCCTGTAGCTAATTGAGCTGCGGTAATAGCTGCAGCGGGAGTAACATCGATTGCTACTGCTGATGTTGGGATAAAGCCATTAGTTGATGCGACTGGTCCCGAAAATGTGGTTCTTGCCATGATAATTTCTCCATACAAAGTTAAAGCTTATCTGTCGTGTATGCGTCTGCTGGGGCAGTCATGATAAGCTGGTAAATCCCAGATAATTAATGTTACACGTTTTC